GCTGATCAGGCGGGCTCGTCAGTTTAACGTCTGACTCACAAAGACGATGGGTTTTTCTACAGACACGACGTGATCAACTCGGGGTGTCAGGCGGCGCGTCCCGCTGGATGTACTCCATAGAAGTGGTGTGCCAAACCGCGCGCGCATGTGCGGATGTTCATCCAAGGATGGCAAAGCCTCGGAACCAATACTACGTGAGGTTTTCCACGAAGGGGCTGTCAGCCTGCCCAGGCTTTGACTAGGAACGGGGGTGGTTGTCAAGCACCATTCGCGAAGCGCCTCGCCCCGGGTGGCCCCGCAGGGCGAAAAAGCATGTCCACATTTTTATAAGGTACTGGTGGAACACGCGATCGAGGGACACCCCTCACACGTACTTGGCGACGGTCCTAGCCGTGTCCAAGAGTGTCTTGCCCAACATCCCCGTACTGGCAAGCATGTTGTTGATACGCGCTGCACCAGCCACACCGGCGTTGACGGCATCGATGATTTGGGGAATGGAAGGTCCCTGAGTAATAGCCTTGGCGAAGCCCAAGAACTTGTCTTCTGCAGGGGCGTCCATCTTGGGCGGGCTCGTTGCAAAACTTGCGCCGAGCGAATTCACAGCGAACCGAGCTCCGTCTTGGCGATGAATGCAGATACGGTAAGACTGTGCTGTTACTGTCAAAGGAAACGACAGTAAAAAGCCACGCATGGGAGGCAAACCACCCAACCCGGCCGAACCGTTCCCGCCACCGTAGATATTCTCCACAGCGGCACCCGGGAATTTGGTGGGGTTGGTGAGGGTGGTCTCACCGAGAATCAGGTTGTAAATGTCCTGACTCTGGATGGCGGTGCCATCAGCTGAATTGAGAAGCGGGAGGAAAGAATAGTACGCGTTATATGCAGGGTACGACGAGGGCACGGAGACCCACTCATGTTCACGTTGCAAATCGACTGCAGTGAACTCCTCTGTGTCGGGCGCTGAGCTGATCAGGTTGCCGAGAAGAGTGTTGCCGCCGGATGCGAACACAGCCGTGGAGGCGGCTAGCACCCCCATCGTCCATGCTGTCTGAATTGAGTTGTCGTACGAATAAACACGCACACTTCCTGCCGCATTCATGTTCTGCGTGGTGCACTCGATGGAAAATGACATCCTGAGCGGCCTCACCATTTGCGGCGGGGACGACACCAGTGTGTTGAAAAGCCACTGGGTCGACTGGCCGGTGCCGGCTCCGGTAACAAGTGCCGACACCGGGGAAGGAGTCCAAGGAATCCAAAGGTACGTATTGTCGACTGTACTCGTGGTGAAGGTAAACCTGGAAACTGAGTTGACCGTTGTGAAGTTACCGAAGGAGGTGCGAAGCGGTGGAGGAACACGCATGATACGTGCGCTCCAAAACGCGTACAGCTCCCCGGGGGTCATGGACTCAGCGGCTTTCTTCCCCACAAGAGCAGCGACAGCTCGTTTCTTGGCACCCCGTGGTGCACGAGCACGACCTGGTTTCGCTGCAGGACCCTTTTGCGCAGCCATTGAAAAACCAAGACCACGCGTCTCAGAAAAAGTCTACGATGAAAATTTTGGAAAAATGAACTGCCAAGGCAGAACAAGAATCACGTAGCAAGGATGCCACAATGCGCACTAACTTGGCCAAAGAAGTGAAACAGCCAAAAACCCGCGTGCTTCTATCGGCACCTGACGCTATGAAGCATAGTTAACGTCATGCATGTTGGTCGTAACCACTTTCCCCACCACTACCCAACCCACCCCCCTCGCTGCTGCTGCTTAAGAGATGGACCAGGGTTGACCCAACAAGACCGACCCCCGGGATTGCATCCAGGTGAAGGAGTCGCAAAATGCGACCCATGCTTGCTGCGCCCAGGACTGTTGCTGGGGGTCCCGGCATGGAAGCCAGGTGGACCCGGAACCCCGTATGCTTGGCATGGAGAACCAAACACTGGCAACGGTGGATTGGGACACCACATTTAATCTCAGGCAAGAACGTCCGATAACGCTGTGGGTAGCCTTCACCTCAGGCGCGTCTAGTTCGCACCACCAGGCTCACATCCGCCGCCGCGGGAGGCGCCGAATTAGAAGAATAAGGCGGCTGAACGTGGCGTCCTCAACCACGCGGTACCGTACTAGAGCGGCGAGTGGCAGCCGCAAAAACAAAAACTCCGGTACCTAGCCTTCTCAGATACACAAGCAGGACATAGAGCCCACCCATGCACCCATGCGCATAAAAAAGCTACAATGGTGTGGTGCGGGGATGGCGAACCTAGGAAAAACAGGAACCCGCAGACACCGGTGAAACACGAGGTGAGCTAAACCTCGGCGAGGAAAGACGGAGGCAGGAGCTGGCGGAACTCCTGGATCTCTGTCTCCCCGAACTGACCGTTGACGTTGAAACCAGCGTAATACTCAGCCAGACGTTCAAGCTGGTAAGGGGTGCAAGAATACCCCAGTCCATTAAGCTTAGACGTGTCATCATCGCTCAGACCGGCCACGTTCTCTGAAATGCGGCAATACACATCAATAGCATGGTCCTGCCCGGTCCTTCGTTGCATCTCACCCTCCCACACCCCATATGCGGATTTGCCTTCACCGAAAACGTGCAGGCGGCGGGAGTAACTGAGGAACCCATGCGTCAAATTGCGCGACACATGGGAAAACTCGAGAGCAGCTGATAGGTAAGAAGCCGCGGCAATAGCGCGCAGTTCTCGGCCGTCCTTGGAGGCGGACTTGACCGCACTACGAGAAGTAGTGTACCCGGACTTACCAAAGAAACGAGCAAGATCGGGGCAGAACTCACCGGTTGGTCCATTGTCGTCAAGTTGGACCGCGCAGCCGATGAATAGCATCCTGCCTTCATTTGTGCGGTCAATCAACTTCATATCGAAGCCCGCATCTTTCCAATCTTGCGCAATCGAGGCAAGCTCATCAGGAGTGAAGGGTGGGTCACTGGTGACCCCGGAGTCGTCTCCCTCAAGCCCTGCACTCAGCCATCTCTTCTTGCCAAACTTGTCGACAGCGCTGAACCTCCTGGAGTCGAGAAACTCATGGGCATTGTCGCCGAAAACGACGCAGTGCCACATGACGAAATTGACCCAGAAGTTAAGGCAGCTCGTGCCGCGATGGCCAGATCTCCTTATGGCTTTGATCTTGATGATCAGCTTTTCGAAGAGCGATTCGAAGCGTAATTTGTACCCTTTGGCGGTGTTTACCTTCTCATGGGCCTCGTTCCATTCGTGGGGGACAATGAAGGGCAACATCATCTTGGCGATGTGTTTGAGGACGGGATTTTCGATGAGGTTTCTGATTTCGAGGGAACATGTTGTATCCCATGCGGCACCATCCCCCTCATATTTCCCTACCTTGCGCTTCTTTCCCTTAACACGCATCCTGTTCAATAGCCTCTTCAAGGCGACACGTTTGTCCGCGTGCTTGATCGAACGGTCTTCTTGAGCGTCCGCTGCGAACAAAAGGTCTTCGAAGCATTTGATGACGAGGAGGGCCATGACCTGACCTCCATCCCCGTCCGCCAGGAGGAGCCGAGGGGGCTTGTTGTCGCCCATTTGCTCGATTTTGACAATGACTTTGATGCCGTACTCGTGGAATAGCTTGCTCTGCAGCTTCTCCTCGGCTTGTTTAGCCCTTGCCTCTGACCACTTCCCTGAACGCAAGTCGCTTATTTCGAAGAAGTTTTCCATCCATGCCTCGATCTTAGACTTGTGGAAGTGGGCCTTACGCATGTCAGCTCCGTACATCGATTGGTTGACGACCTTCTTGATTGCCTTGGAAAGTTTTCCACCAGGCTGAAGCTTGAACACATTCTTCTCGGCCTTTTCATCGATGCGCTTTTTCTTCCCGAGCAGCACATTCGTGACATCATTGGCATACATACGAGGTGGCTCCGACGTCGGTCCAATCCTGGCACCGACTTTTTGACGAGGGAACTCGGGCTCGGTTGTCATACCCACGACAACCTCGACGAACTCACCTGTCTCCGGAACGATCTCCTGTACACTGTTGCCAACGACGTTTGACCTGAGGATGATGTCCTCTCCCGTCATACCAAGCACGCCCTCGCTGACGGCCGTCTTGATTGTCTCCTCCGCTTCGATCATGATTCTGACCTTCTTATCTGGCACCGGAACACCTCCACCTCCGACCTCTGCGTTTTTTACAATTTTTATGATGCTTTTTATGGCAGGGTCGTTGATCAAAACTGGTGTTTCTTTCACGCCAACAGCACCCTCTCCAGGGCTCCTGTCAGCTTCATCCAGGCCAAGGAAGGTGAGGACCCCTCCTCCAGAATCTGGGCGCACAGCGGGTGTCTCCCGTCCGACACATGTCTTCCCCTCTCGTACTGAGACGTTCTCTGGTGTGCCTCCTGCCAGGATAACGATTCCCCCGGGCTCCCGAACGCTGACGCTACCGCATGGGTGTATGCTATGCGGGCGACAGGTGGGGGTAGCTTGCCCTTCCACGGCTGCCACACAATCTGTAGCCTCCACGCATCCATGTCCTCCAGTTCCGTTACTTGAAGATCCGGTTGGGGCCACGGTTGCGCCAATGAATGCCGAGATTGGTGGAAACCTGACGGTTGGTCGTCGGAGGTCCTTGAGGCATCCTGGGGCAAAAGAGTCGATGGGTTCGTGCCATGGAGGCGGGTCTGGTTCTGGATTGTCGAGGAACGCCAGATCACGCTGCTCGGATCGCTTAGGGTCGGAGTTGTGAAGATCCCGTTCCCATGGATACAGACAGTTTCCGTCTCGCTTGCTTGCAGCATTTTCTCCTCCAGTGTCAGGACTTGTGTCTCGTCCCTTCTCAACTGGGTCCCTCCCCACGCAGCTTGTGCTTTCATCCAGGGCGCGCAAAGAAGGCACGCGTCCGTCCGATGGTAAACACGGCAAGACGACCTTGCGGATACGTCTGTAGCTGCGATAAGCACGGTTGCACACCCAGCGG